CCCCAAGTCTTTTTCTTGCGCTTATCAGCCTCTGGCGACTGGTGCCAGAGAGTACAAAACAAGTTCACACGATCTTTTTCTGGAATGCTCTGGATTTTTTCGTCGAGACTAGATATGAGTTCTTCGACCGTCGGAAACACTATATCTGGGTCGAGCGGCTTGTCATCCTTGATTATGTTGGTTTGACCTTTAGGAATAAACTCATATATTTTACGTATTTGTAGCACTGTGCCCCCACATGATGAACCAAAGTTGCGTTAAGGTTGTGTAGAATTTTTAAAAGTTCTTGCACACAAGTCAACAATGAAATAATTTGCTTGCTACTTATCAAGGGGCAAGCAAATGGATTTTAAGATGTTAGAAATACGTGATGCGGGTACTGCTATATGGGCGGCTGCATTTTTATGTGAGAGCAATGACCCGCAAGAGTCTTATATCTTACGTCGCGCTGGTTTCGGACGCGACACAAACCTTATTCAGATAGTCGTCTTCTCTAATAGCAGAAGTTGTTATGACCCTTACGAATGGAACATGGCTCGCACGATGCGGGTTGCGCACGACTGGGTTCAAAAGAACTGGCACGAAATTAACAGCGGCGACGTTGTTTGCGTTGAGCATATATTAGGGGAGCGTGAGACTCCTAAAATTTCTGAGAGGTTTGACAGTGCAAGCATCTAAAGAATTATCCACAGGAGTTTTTAGGCAAGAACATTTCGATATTCGTGATAACTTTCGGCAACGAGTAATTCAGATGCTCCAATCTCCAGAGATTGAACTGAAAGGGTATGCTGCAGATAGCGACTATCGTAATCGAGAGGCTTTGAAATTTAAGATAGCGGACGGAGTTGAGCTTGAGATCACTTTGTACTTAGATAAAAATCTTTCAGCGCAGGAGTTACCGTTTTGAGCCAAGAAGAGTACGTTTGTAATTACAACGACAACGAAGAACTGAAAAAAGCTTTCGAGATCCTTGACGATCATCTCACTCAGATGGAAGAGCGTCGCAAGTTCATGGAAAAAGAACTAAGAGACCTCATGGAGAAAAAGAAACGCTGTTGGGAAAGAGCTGAAGCCGCACTTCAAAAAGGTGGGTTTGTCGATAACCCAAGTAAGAAGGCCATATGGTACAACCGTAAAGGACAAGTCTTTATGAAGGACCGGGACGACGATGAGCATCCCTTGACTCGTATCTTAGGGGGATTGTTTTCATGATTAAAAAGATCCGCCTCCAGCACAAGATGGCTCAAGGTATGTACCAACACATGACTTATAATGTTTCGGACTTCGTACTTGTGACGGACAAAGGCGACGAGATCCCTCTGTCTGAGTTCCTTGAGAAAGTTTTTAAACTTTTAGAAAAGCAAAAAAGTGAAGAGAAGAAATGTGAACCGTCAGGTGCAATATAAAGGAGAAACAATGGAACTAAATGAATACGTGACGCCAGAGGAAATTGTAAAGATACAAGAGAGGATGCGTCTCAACGATACTAAGTTTGCCAGAGCTGTTGGGGCTAAAGCAGGTGGGTCTGTGCGCAACTGGAAAAATGGGATCGGACAACCAACGGGCCAACGCTACGAAGCTCTAAAAAGTTTAAAGAGAAAGTTTCTAAGTAACGGCGCTTCTTCTAACCCAGTTGTGGATGTACCTCAAAAAGAAAACCCGATGAAAAAATCAGCGCGTTGGCAACGCATCGGTGAGCTTGTTGATACTTTGATGTCTTTAAGCCCCGAAGACCGAGAGGCTGTGCTGAAGTTAATTAAGGAGTAAGAGATGAAACAACAGGGGGGAGTATCTCACATGGAAGTCGTAATGATAGCCGTCGCAGTCTTTGCACTGGGCGTGATCGCAGTAAATAAATTCATTCTTGAACCAGAGGAAAAAGCTGAAGTCACAGCCGAGGATCGTCTAAAGATCCAGATCAATGCACTCGAGAATAAAATCAAAGCCTACGAAGGGATTGAGTCCCGCTTCCAGGCTCTTGAAAAAGCGCAGAAAGAAATGCAAGACTCCCTTGATCACACTCAGAACTTAGCTGAGAACGGCGAGAACTTCATGAAGGCTAACGAGCAAGAGATCAAGAACCTTAAAAAACTCAATGAAACAATTCAGAACGGTTACATCAAAATGGCCCAGCGTCTTGATCATGCTGAAGCAAACCTTAAGAAAACCCCAGAGATTATCAAAGTGCAACTCGAAGAGTGGAAGAAACCCCTGGTAGCACAGATCCAGCAAACCCGCGCCCAGCGCCCAGTTGTCGTGAACTGGAAGAAGTATCGGGACGAAAACGGTAAGCTCCACTGGGCTATGACTGACAAGACTGTCGAATATTCTCGTGCCGAGTATCTGAGAAAACTAAAAAAGCAGGAGAAAAAAAGTGCCAAGCAATAGAAGTGTGGCCGAGTACCTTCGCACGATCATAAAAGTAAAACGTCAGATGGCTGAGAACATGATCAAAGAAATTCAGGAGTCAGGTAGCTATTCTAAATCAACTCTTGATAAACTGCAGGCCCGAATTGAAACTTACAATGAGTTCCTTCAAGAGCTTGACGAGTGTGAAAGGCTAACAGATGACAAAGGTTAACTGTACTTACCAGGGATGTCGTGAGCAAGGCTCCCACACCGGGAAGACTCGAGACAACTGGGAGTTTCATCTCTGTAAAGATCATGCGACAAAACTGCGACCGATGATTGAGCAGACAGGACCGTATAAAGCCAAAGTGAAACTAGAACCTCCAATACTAAGGGAGAAAAATGGGTCGAGTTGATTTCGGAGCAAAAGTTATTGAGAACGAAGGAGTGGAGCTACATGTTCCGGAGATCTATATCACAGTCGGTGAAAAAGACGATGCTGTGCAGATCGTCTTCACAAGTAACCTTCTTCTAAGAAGTGTGGAAGAGTGTGAAGAGTTTACTCATCATTTATTCAACATTCTCAAAGGCCCACGCGATCCAAGCGAAGTGAACTACTACCCTGGAGGGAGCACCAGTGAGTCTGGATCTCTTAACTGAATTTATAAGGCATCCGTTCCACGTCTCTTATACTGCGCGTACCGTTAAGAATGTGGTGGACTCGCTTCCACTTGCGATCAAGCATCGTGAAAACTTTTGGACTGTAGGGAGCGCGAGCTATAAGGACCGAAGTGTCAGAACAAAACATGAGTACGAAGAGTTTGTAAAGTTTAAGAACGACCAGCTCCTTGAAGTCTTTCCCCACTTGTACTGTTTCATGCTGCAGTTTTTTGAGCATGCCCTAAACGCTAAGGTTCGCTTTATGGACGGGGTGAGCATTCCAGGCTTTCATGTCTTTAAGTATTGTAAAGAATTTGAAGAGCCGCTTGCAAGGCCACACGTTGATGTTCCTTATGACCAGTTCGACTGGGGATCACGAGTTGGATTACACACTCTCTTTACAGCCGTGATACCCGTTGAGATCCCTAAACGTGCTGGCATGTATGTCTGGGATTTTACCAGCGATGATTTACACCGGGTTGGTATTGAAGAGATGAAAAAGAAAGTTGAGAGTGAAGAGCCAGTTGGCACCGTGTTTTACAAGGTGGACGAAATGGTCATGCACTCAGGGCTTTATGTTCACCAGATTAAACCGTTTGAACCAGACCAGGGAGGCTGGAGGATCACGCTGCAGCTACACGCCGTTCTCCTTGATGAAGTCTGGTATTTGTATTGGTAGGGGGAGAAATGACTATTACGGGGTTAAAAACAATAGCGGTTGTATCCAGCACGAAAGCTGAGTACATCGCCCACATTGAAAAAGATCTCATTCCAATTCTTGAAGGGTATCACAAACAAAAGTTCTTACGAAACCATGCTGACGATAGCTTTAAGTCCGAGACGATGTATATCTTCCGAGTTCGTAGTGCTAAACAGTTAATTGGTCTTGGTCCTTACCAGCTTGTAAAGGTGGGAAACTTTCATAATCATCCTGAGCTTGAAGAAATTGAACAAAGGTACGCGCTGGAAGTCGCAAGAAGAAAATAATAAGCCCCGTCCCTGGGGCTTTAGCCCATCCATGGTTCGGTGCGTAAGTAAAGAGTAACACAAAATTAGGGGAGTGAAGTGTTAAACGATAGTTTTTTTAAAGTTCCACCCTGGGAACACCAAAGGAAAGCCGTTCAAGAAACTTTGGATAAAGAGTCGTATGGCTTCTTTTTTGAAGTCGGTGCTGGGAAAACCATGACTGCGATAAACGCCGCCCGGTACAAGTACATGAAAGCAGGAAGGCTTCTTAAGACTCTGATTGTTGCTCCACCGATTGTGCTTGAAAACTGGAAGAAAGAGTATCTCATGCACTCTAAAATCGACGCAAAAGATATTATCGTTTTATATGGGACAGGTAAAGAACGTCTAAAAATTCTGGACCGCGTGGGTGATCAAAACAAAATTCTGATTACCAACTACGAAACACTCACCATGGGCTCCAAAAAAGACCCGAAGAAGAAAACGCGCACACCAGGGGAGCTTTTTCTAAGGCTTCAGGAGTGGGCACCAGAGATTTTTATTCTCGATGAGTCTCATAGGTGTAAGGATCAACGGACTGCACGTTCTCAGTCCTGTATCAAGATCGCTGACATAGCACCGTACAAGTTCATACTCACTGGAACTCCTGTACTGAACTCAATGGAGGATCTCTTCGCACAGTTCAGAATACTCGACGGTGGAAAAACTTTTGGGCAAAACTATTTCCAGTTTCGTAACCGCTTCTTTCAAGACTACAACGCCGGGATGCCATCGCATAAATACTACCCCGATTGGAGACCTAAGAAAGATGCAGCCGACGAGATCAATCGACTTGTCTCCCGTCGCTCGATGCACGTCACAAAAGCCGATTGCCTGGATCTTCCCCCACTCGTCAAAAAGAGCATTGAAGTGGGCATGAGTAAGGAGCAAGAAAAAGCCTACATCGAAATGCGCCAACAACTTATCACCTACATAGAAACTGAAATGTCCTCCCTGGAAGAACTCAAACGCCAGGGGGAGCCCAACGTGAAGGCGGCGGTTGCTGAGTACGCGATGACAAAGGCTCTTCGTCTCCAGCAAATAGTATCAGGCTTTGTAAACCTTGAGGATGGAGGCGGAGAGAGAACCGCACACAAGTTTAAAAACAACCCAAGGAAAGACGCGCTAAAAGAATTGCTCACCGATATAGCACCGAGCAACAAGGTGCTCGTGTGGGCTGTATTCAAGGAGAACTACAATGACATTCGAGAGGTCTGCGAGAAACTTAAACTGGATTTTGTTGAGGTACACGGGGACATTACGCAGAAAAATAAAATGGTTGCCGTGGATCGGCTCAATAATGATCCTAAGTGTCGTGTCCTTATTGGTCATCCTGGTTCGGGGGGTATTGGTATTAACCTTGTATCCGCTTCTCACTCTATATTTTACTCTCGCTCTTTCTCCCTGGAGTATGACATCCAAGCTGAAGCAAGAAATTACCGTGGAGGCTCTGAACGCCATGATAAAGTTACGCGCATAGATCTTGTGACACCGGGTACAATCGACGAGCAAGTATTGAAAGCTCTTGCAAGTAAGAAGAGCATTGGCTATCAAGTATTAAGACAAATGCTATGAGGGGGCAACCATGACCGTAGAAGAACTCGACGCGCTCTGCGAAGATTTTATTAAAAAAAGAGACTACCAGAAAAAAGCCGAAGAGCGGATGAAAGAGATTGTCAACGAGACAAAAGAAGCTCAATCAAAAGTTATCGCCGCCCTTGAAGAACTCGATAAGACTGAGAATGAAGGCGCATTCGGTAAAGTAAAAGTTGTTCAAAAAGAATATTACAAGTGTGTGGATAAGGATGCTTGTTACTCTTGGTTGAAAGAGCGAGGAGAGTTTGATGACTTGGCTTCTGTGAATGCCAACACCCTGTCTTCTCACATCAAGGATCTTGTTCACACTAAACATAATGAGGGACAATTTGACTGGCTTCCACCAGGGGTGCATGATGCTACCAGTGATTATCAATATCTAAGAGTTACTAAAAAATAGGAGAGAATTGTGTCGAAAAAAGAGAAGAGAGAACTGCATCCAATCGAAGTTGGTTTTAATGAACAGATGAAAGAGTACAAGGAGTTTAAGACTGAGCAACTTAAGCAGTACACGTCCGATGGGCAATCCATTGATACGGCTGCTTTTGAAGCGCATTTTAAAACGATGTTTTTATTCGGTAAGATAAACGAGATAGAGAAAAAATTAAAAGGAGAAACTACAGATGTCAAAGAAACAGGAAAAGCAGGAAAAGGAACTGGAAGTAAAAAATCAAACGACGGAGATGACGACAAGCTCCAGCTTGGATTATAGCGGGAACGAGGAAGCTGACGCATCGGATATTATCGTCCCCCGTATCTTGCTTATGCAAGGAACGAGTAAGTGGGTTCCAGAGACTTTCAACATGGGTGAGATCATTGACTCTGTTGAAGAAAAAGTTCTCGCTAAGAAGGGCGCAACTTTAAAGATCCTTCCCTTCATTATGAAGAAGACTTGGGAAGTGTTCACTCAAGAACAGCCTCCAGCTTGGCTTCGCTCTGAGAAGTGGAATGCAGCCAACGATCAACTCGATTGGAAGTTTGAAGAAGAAGATCCAGATCGTGGAACTATTGATTGTTTTCGTCAGAGAAACTATGGGTTTTATTGTTTTGTTCTCGAGGAAGATGGGTCAATTGATGAGTTCGCTATTCCATCACTTATCAACTTTCGTTCAGCCTCTGGCTTTAAGGAAGGCAAGAAGATTGCTTCTTGGTTTGCTCGCATGAAGTCGATGAACAAACCAGGCTTTACTGTCACTTGGAATATTACCACTGAGACTGTGAAGGAGAGTGATAAGTCCTACCAAAAGTTTATTGTGAAACGTGGAGAGACCGCCACAGAGGAACAACAAAAGGCCGTTATGAAATGGCTTGATCTTTTTGCAACACAAGCTCAAAAGATTAAGGACCATGACGTGGACGACGCCGCTGACGCCACAGCCACAGGGCCTGTGCAGTCAGGGGAAGTACAACAGCAAGCGCAGTTTTAAAGTGCTATAGTCAACCGAGACTCTAAATCGTACTCCTGGGCACGAGTAAAAAGGCCCACTATTTTAACCAGGGAGAAGACATGCAACAAGATCCAAACAATTTATTCGGAAGAGTTATCCTCAACACAAAAGGCATCGAGAAGAACGAGCGCATTAAGATGGCCTTTGAAGCTTGCTTTCAAGAAGTGAGTAAGTACACCACTGGCGATCCCCGCTGCGCGGCTCTCGTGGCAACACACCTTGAGATTGCTTCCATGTTCGCACAAAAGTCCATGAGCCGTGATGAAAGCAACCAGTCCAAGGACGACGTATGAGTGAGTTTGTTCGTTACGTGGATCTTAAAAAGGCTCCAGTCATCGCACTAAGTGGAAAGATAAGCGACAAGCGCATTCCACCAGGGGTGATCAAGCAGGAGCTTGATGTGGAGCCGCCTGAATTGAGTGTAACTATTAATGAGCTTATGTACGCTGGTAATTGGAAGTCCCTTGTGGACGATGCTTTTCAGCTCCCAGCCGAAGCTCAACATGGGGAAATAAGACCCACTAAAGACGGACACCTTTACCAGGGGATCAATGACTCTTGGGTCATGATCGGTTCCGTGATTGCGACTGTCAGATGAGTTTTAAATTGGGGGAAGTATGCCGTTTAAATCAGAGTCCCAACGAAGGAAGTTCGCCGAACTCCTCAAGCAAGGAAAGATCTCACAAGAGACCTTCGACAAGTGGGACAAGGAAACAACAGACAAAAAGTTACCCGACCGTAATCCGAGTTACTCGCCAAAAATCAGAAGACCGCAATACATAAGGGGGCCGAAATGACTGTTGGAGAATGTTACGAAGATCAAATTGATCGTGATGAACTCTTCGATAAAGCAAGTGAGAGTGACTACTGGGAGTCGTGTGACACTTTCGTCGAACAAGTATGGGAGCGTGATGTCGAAACGATCTCACCGAAACAACGTGAATGGCTTGATAAGATAGCTGAAGGACTGGGGCAATGATTTTAATGGGAGTAGATTTTGAGACCAATGGTCCCGAGCCGACCCTTTGTGACATAACAGAAGCGGCGTGGACTATCTACGACACCGAGTATGGTAACACACCTATCGTCTCGCAAGTATTTCTAAACAAAGATGTCGAGACCATGGACCCCGTTGCTGAGAAGATCACAGGAATTTCGCTTAAGCGTTGCCATAAGTATGGTATCTCCCGCGATGAAATAAAAACTCATCTCAGTGCAGACCTTGCGGTCTATGAGCCTGATTATTTAGTTGCCCACAACGCCAGGGGCTTTGACCAGATCATCTTCGAGCGGTTGGTGCCAGAACCAAAGCTCAGTTGGATTGACACCCTGGAGGACCTTCCAGAGGATGTTTACGAGAAGCTTGGAACCAGGACTCTTGAGTTCATGGCCGCTCGCCTTGGCTTCTTGAACCCCTTCCCCCATGCAGCACTCCCGGATGTTTACACAATGATGAAAGTTCTTTTTATGAACGATGTGGAAGAAGTCGCCTTGCGCTCCCAGATCCCATCGGTTATCGTTTCAGCCAACGTAAGTTTCAACGATAAGGACCTTGCGAAAGCTCGCGGATATTTCTGGCAACAGATTAGAGGCGGGAAAGTTTACACGAAGAAGTGGGTTAAGAAAATTAAAAAAGACCTGCTTGAAGCTGAACAACAAGAAGCACCGTTCGCGGTTGCTGTTATCGACTAGGAAGAAAACATGAGCAAAACTAACTTGTACGTTTACGTAAGCCCCACAAACCGTAAATATGTGGACACCATAGCTCTTAAAAACAATCGCACACGAAGTGATTTTATCGAAGAACTCATAACCGCACACCGTCGCAAGCGCCCTGTCAGCTTTACTCTTAAGCCCCTAAAGAGCGAAGAGAAGTTGAAGAAGGATAAGGAGCGTCGGCGTAAAAAACTCAAAGAACTTCAATGAAGATAGTTACCCGCACCGATTTTGATAACTGTCTTTTTGAAATATCCCGCCACGAGTTCAGATCCCTTGATACTGAGACGACGGGTCTTATGATGTTTCACGGCGACCGAATGTTCTCAATGATCATCGGTACGCAAGACGAACAATATTATTTTAATTGGAATGAATATCCTGAGTTGCCCCAGGATATGCTCCTGGATGTGACTCACAAACACCGCATCCAGGAGCGTCTTTTTAATGACCCTTCAGCTTACTGGTTCATTCATAAAGGGATCTTCGATCTCCCCATCCTTGGCGTGGACGGTCTCGACATCAAAGGGGTTGTCCATTGCACAGTCACCGGAGAGCGTGTGGCCTACAACGAGCACAATGATTACTCTCTTGAAGCTTGTGGGGAGCGGCGTAAAGTTAAAAAGGATATGGCAATTGAGAGTTACATAAAAAAGAACAAGCTCTACACTGTGAAAGATTACAACGGGTTTAAAATCAAAGTTCCTCGCTATGACCTTGTTCCCTTCTCCATGATTACAAAGTACGGATGCCAGGACGCTAAGGTGTGTTTTACTATTGGCGTTGACCAGATCAAGAAAATAAAAGAGCGATCTGAGAGAATGCCGACTAACAAGCCGACAATAAGGAGTTGCCATGCCAACGAACTCAGACTCCAAAAAACCCTTCACGGGATTCAAATGCGAGGCGCACGAGTTGATACTCGATATTGTGCGGATGCAGTCGAACACTTCACTCGCGAGATGGACATCGCCCAACGAGAGTTCAAAGGACTCACAGGAGAGGACTTCTTACTCTCAGGCAAACTTTTTGCCGAACTCTTTCAGTCAGAAAAACATCTATGGGGTACAACCGAAAAAGGAAACCCATCCTTTAAAGAAAAGACCCTGGCAATTCTTGAAAACCCAGCGGCTAAAGAAGTTCTTCGTTACAAGTCTGCAAAAAGTAAAATTGATTTTTTCAAAAACTTTCTAAAGTTCGCTGACCCCAATGGGTTTATTCACACTGAGTTTAAATCCTATGGAACCCGCACTGGGCGCTTCTCTTCAGCCGCTCCCAACCTGCAAAACCTAGAAAAGGCAAAAGGAGAAGCTCTTAACGACCCCTTTGTTGTACGTCGTGCCTTTATCCCCAGGGAGGGATACTTCCTGGCGATGCTTGATTGGGATCAAATTGAATATCGAATGATGCTCGACTACGCCAACGCACACGGGCTTATCGACAAGGTACTAGGGGGATTAGATGTCCACACCGCCACAGCCGAAGAAGCTGGTGTCACTCGAGACCAGGCGAAAACAGTTAACTTTCTCACGCTCTATGGGGGAGGCATTACTAAACTTGCAGGAAGTCTCGGAGTTACAGAGTCTCGTGCAAGAGAAATTCAGTCCTCAATATTTAATGCAGCTCCAGAGATCCGAACATTCATTCAACAAGTTATTAATACGGCTGAGAAGCGTGGGCATATCTTTAACTGGCTGGGACGAGTTTCTTATTTTCCTAAGCGAAACCTATGCTATAAAGCCCCCAATACACTTATACAAGGGGGAGCCGGAGATGTTGCGAAAGTTTCAATGAATGCGATTGATGAATTATTTAACCAGCAAGCGGCTCAATCGCACTTATTGTTAAACGTCCATGATGAGATCATCTTAGAAATGCACTATGACGAAGCTCAATATTTATACGACATCAAAAAAATCATGGAAGAAACTTACCCACATCGAAGGCTCCCGCTTACTTGCGGGATTGAGTGGAGTGATAAATCTCTTGCTGACAAGGTAGAATTTACAGGTTTAGACTGTCTGCATGCCACAGAAAGAAGAGACGAAATTCAAAAACAGAATACATCCACAGCTCAAGAGTCTCCCCAAAACCTGGGTTAAGAAGATGCAGTTAGTAGGTCTTCACGGGATACCTGATTTCTTGATGTGTGTGAACTCAATCTTCGTTGCTATCGAGTTGAAAGTGGATGCGAAGTTAGAGAAGCTCCAGGAGTGGAACCTTGATGAGATCGCCAAAGCAGGCGGGATTGGTTTAGTGGTTACTCCTGACAACTGGGACACAACATATGAATTTCTTCATACCCTGGCGTATGAAGGTTTAGAAAAAGCAAAAGAACTACATCACTAAAGGAGCACCACAATGGAAGTAGTACATGGAGAGAATAAAGAACCTGTAAAGATTGAAGATAAAGGCTTTGAGTTTTCCTACGAAGCGTTTTCAAAAGAGAAGATGGGTTTTTTCTGGGGGTCTGTGCAGAGAGTTTTTACTTGCAAGAATTTCCCGAACTTTAAAAGCTCGTATCGTATCAAGCGACTGTGCGAAGCGGTCCAACAAGAGATGAAGAACTTCCAACAGCTTATGAAAGAAGTTTCTGAAATCGAGGATCAAGAAGAGCAAGAAAAAAAGATGAAAGAACTTTGTGAGATGAAAGTTCATATTAAGTGGAGTCCTTTGTCTGCGCAAGAAATTGAATGTATTCAGGGTCTAAGTCCAGCGGACATCGACGGGCTTACTTTTATTGCTGACCCTTCTTGCTTTGAATAAGTATCTTTATCGTGTCGTGAAGGCCCTTGAGCTTTGCTTCTTGGGCTTTTAGATGCTCACCGAGCATGATGATCTGACCATAGTTTTCTTCTGATTTTACCAGGGTTGGGCGGATTAAGCGGAGTTCTTCCTGGACTTCCATGAGGCTCGTTGCGAGCGACGAAATTTTTCTTTTTGTTTCTTGATCAATCGCTCCTGCTTTGACTTCGCGCTCGACTTCTTCAAGGGCGGATTGATGTCGTGTGATCGCTCGTCCAAAAACTTTATGAGTTCGTCTCGTTTCATCCTGAAACCTATCGTTTTGTGAGATTAGTCTGTTAAGGAAATAAGCTATAAGAGCAAAAAGTGCAGCGATGACTGCACCTGCAATGATCTCAAGCATCTTCTTTCATTGCCAACTCTTGCTGACGTTGCTTGAGTCCATCAATGGAAGTGATGGCATCTTGCATAGCCTGGGCATCTTCGGCTAAACACTTCTTCACATACTTCATTTTCTCTGGATCATTCTTGATCTTCTCAGCCCTGGTAATGTCGCGAGCCCAGTCATCAATTTCCCAGTCAGAGTATTTACCATTTTGGCCGTACTTGTTGTCTTTTTTCTTTTTGTCTTCTTCGTACATTGCTTTCCCCTCGATTGCTTTCATTATCGGCCTTGCCTTTGTTGTTCCATTTGTTGCCACACGTTGACCCCACCTTGTTGGAGAGGCTGCAGTCTGCGCGTTTGATCAATACCACTTCTCATGGTGTTACCCATTTGAGTGTACCTTCTGATTGCTGCAGGAGATCCACTCATCATTCCTAAAGCTCCAGCCGCAGCCGAAGAAAGATAAGGAGATGCTCCCGATTGTTGACCTGCGTACCAACCAAGAGCCCCGGCACCTATGGCAAGGGGTACAGTTCTCTGCATGGGAGAAGTTCCACCTAAGTATTTACCAGCGGATGCAGGGTTCATGAACTGCGACATGAGGTACATATCATTGGCGTAGTCTTCAAGTGGGATGTCGTAGTTCTGTGCGACTCTCTCGAGTTCATCACGCCGGACGAAGTTGGCCTGTGAGTTGAGATTTCTGAGTGTTCCTTCAGCGGCCTTGTCATCTTTGAGATAACGATCAATGATCTTTCCGTCGGCGAAAAACTCAGCGTACTGATCTTTCACATTTCTAAAACCCTCTCCGACGAGAGTGGTATCAAGCCCCTTATCGACCTCGCCTGCAACTTGACGGGCGATGCGCTCGAGATCTTGATCGACTTTGGCTTTCTTTTTTACATCCACGTTTTTGCGAATGTTGGTCAGGTCGTTAAGGTTATCGAGATAACCAACGATGTCCTTTCCTTCCAAAACATCGCCTTTACGTAAGTAAGGCTCAATGGAGTTTTTAAGATGCAGGTAGTTCTGCACGTCAGCTTGGTTTAAAGTTTTGGCCGCTTCTTCAGCCGCTTCTTCTGCTAACTCCAGGGGGTTTCCACTGGCGTCGAGAAGCTTCACACCTTCTTCAGCCTGCGCAGCCTGTTCCATCTTTTTACGAAACCCTGGTACAGCTTTCTCAGCGCGTTTTTCATATTCTGTTAAAAGGTCCAGAAGGGGTTGCTCGACCTTGCCTGTATCTATAGCAACATCGAGAGCTTCTAAAGACTCGCCGTAGGCTTTTGAAAGCACTTCTTTTTTGGCCTCTCTTGCCTTCATGAGATCCGCTCTGAACCCTCTGGCGACTTCATTGGGGTCAATGTCCATAAGACCTTGAGACATACGTGTGCGCAGCTTCTGGAGAGTCTCAGGCGTGTACCCGGAAGCCCAGGCTCCAAGGCGATTGGTTGTCCACATGGTTGCGTTTCCAACGCCGCGTGTAATAAGACTGCGTTGTGCTTGGGCAACTTTCTGAGCCATCTTCTCGGCGGCTTCTTCGGTCATGTTTTGGGTAAGACCTTTTTTGGACATCGACTTCAAGACACCTTTAGCCGTGGCACCAGAGCCAAAAGCCAAAGGAGAAAGACCGCCAAAGGCTGCAGAAGTTCCAATCTGTGAGCCGTCATAGCCTTCAGCAAACCCGGTCAGGTTCCCTAAAGCTTGACGACCTGTTTCTGTGGTTGCACCTGCAGCGGCCCCAGCGCCCATGGCACCAGGGAGCGCACCGACTCCACCTGCAGGAGCCGTGGCAAGTCCACCTGCAATTCCTCCACCGACTGTTGCAACGGTCTCAAAGGCTGCGGCTGGAACATCGTACATAACATCAAGGGCGTCTTTACCAAATTCTTTAAGTCCGCCTTGACCAGAATAATTAAATCCCATGTTGTTGGGTTCGATTTTTCGCCAGTCTTCTTCATCTTGTCCACGAACAACAACTTCTCCATTTTTAAAAGAGAAGCGCAGATCCGGGTTTCGTTTCTGAAGTTCATTAAGACCTTGCTCTTCATTTAGAGAGACGTTCTTAAAAAGCGTTCGATCCATGGTGGAGAGTTTTGGATGTTGTTCGTTGATCACAGGTCGCTCTTTAATATAAACAGCACTCCCCTGCGCTTCCAGTCTTCCCGAAAGATCACGAGCTTCAGCCTCAGTCATCTCCCCTTTATCAACAAGCTCGAGGAGTTGTAATTTCTTCTCCCGAATATCGTCGTTCATAATCCCCACTCTTCGCGAAGTTTGTTAGCCGTTGGACTTTTGTAAACAGGAGCTTTTGGTAAGGCCCCCGCTCCGCCTTGTTTACCTTGTCTTTTGTCGTAAAGTTCAAAAGGATCTCCACCTTCTTTTTTAACAATGTCAGCATAAATATCTTCGATGTCCTGAAGGTTTTGCTTTAAAATATCGGGTGGAAGATCTGGTTTCAAACTACCCATAAGAGTTGAAAGCATATCCAACTGGCTCTGAGGAACTTGCCCGAGACCTGAACCTTGACGTTTGATTTCAAGTAACTGGTCAACGGCGACGTTTCCTTTCACAGAGTCGATATGATCGCGCAACACTCTGGCGTCAGTACCAGGGATCAAACCGGGGATGCCCCCAAAGGTAGTTGCCATGGCTCCACCTTTATTGATTATATCTTTTGCCATTTCAATATCTCGAACGAGAATCTTACCCACGTTCTGGATAGATTTACTTTTGGCTGCAGCTTCAGATTTCTTTTGCTCCATCTTGCCTTGCTTCTCGGCAAGAGTTGCTTGCTTAAGCTGACGATCAAGCGGGTCCATTTCCTTACCCTTAGCTGTGGCCTGCACTCGCTGACCCAAAAGATCAAGCTGCGCTTCTTGAAACTGGCTTGTGAGCTGTTGATCCAAAAGCCCAAGCTCCGCCTTTGAAAGCCCCTGGCGCTGTTGCCCAAGGATCTGTTGAAGCTTTGTTTGCTGGTTAACAGTATCAGGCGGCTGAAACATTTGATAAAGCTGAGAGGCTTTCCCCCCGCTTCCAGAGATTAGATCTCCTGCAGCCAAAAGAGCGCGTTCGATCCTTTGTTTCTGCATGTCGGGTTGCTGTTGTTGCAAGAGTTTTAATTGCTCTTGAGTTTCCTGAATACCACGACGCTGTTCTTCTAAACCTTGAAGACCGAGTTGTTCCTGGGTCTGACGAAGAGAAGCCAATTGATCTAAAGGTCTTGGCTTTCGTGACTCGATTATGTTGAACAGTGGTTGAAGTGCTGGGTTTTGTTCCATAGTTCCACCTTAGTAGTTCATGCCAAGAAGATTTTTTTGGCTGTAAGGCTGCATGCCTTGCATTTGGTTGTTCATTCCCATCATACCAGATCCGAGTTGAGGCATCTGCATTTGGTTTGCTGAACCTAGAGCGCCTGCACTCCCGGCCATCTGCGACCATGTTCCAGGACCCGCAGAACCAAGAGAAGCTTGCATCTGACCCATATTCTGACCCATTTGCCCAAGCTCGCCAACCATTTGGTTACTACCAAGAGCGTTTTGTCCAGCGGCTCCCATACCTCCAGCTCCAGCGGCGGCTCCACCCATTTTTCCAAATGCTCCGCCGATACCACTTCCCACAGCATAACCTTGGGCGGCTCCACCGAGCATACCTGTAAAGGAGTCAGTATTTCCGACGTTGGCCGCTCCAGGGTCGCCCATTCCTGTCCAAGGAGAATAGGTAATGGCCTGCTTTCTAAAAGCATCGTGCGCTCTGGCTTGCTTTCTGTTTTGATTGGCCGCTCTACTTCCAGCTACAGCTCCGACTGCAGCGACGCCTACTCCTACCCATGACATATTACTCTCCCCCGTTTAATTGGTTTAATTCTGAAAAATCTTTAGCGATTGTTATTTCTTCTATTTCATCAAGATCGGTTAGATCATCTGGATTGCCATGAGCTGTAAACCACACAGTGTCTTCATGAGCTATGACAATTCGTTTTGTGAAAGGCTCACTCACAAAAATATGTGGAGCCTCGTAAGTGTTGTACCCGTTGTGCGGACAAATGACAGAGATGAAACCTTGGGTGATCACATTGATAGTTTTACCCCGGTGGATCTTAGAAACAATGATGTTGCTCGCCGGGATAAAAAGTTCTCTTCCATAGACCTTGGAGCCAAAGTGGTGCTTGATCTTTCCTTCGTTGAACTCTTGCATACGGTAAGAAGCCGGAAGAGTTTTCATCGCTTCTTCAAGCTGACAAATTCTTTCTCTGCGAGTCTTTAGAACCTCTGGTGTGATCTCAGTTTGATTGCTGAAATCAGTAATGGTGTTTTCAAGCTTCTGGCTTAGTTCCACGCTATTCACTTGGAGCCTCCAGGAGTAGTTCAATAAAGATCTCACCTTGAATGGTTCTCATTCCCACGGGAATAAAACCGCACTTAAGCTGGATGCGAAACATATTGGTGTTGGTGTTTTTGACGTATGTTGTGATGCGCTTATATCCTTGTGAAAAAGTCCAAGCGATATTTCGAGCGTAACTTCTGGCCGAGTGAACTGTACCTTTAGAGTTTGGGAAAGCCCCACCGAATTGCCAGTAAACACTCTCAGCATCAAGCTCTTTTACAGTGCAGTAGTTAAGGACTTCTTCATTGGAAACATTCAAAAGAGCGTAGTCGATCCGGTCAAGCTCACGGGGACGCTCTTCATTAAAGCAGATGAGATGAGCTTTTTCAGCCATATCCATCCACTCATCTTTTGAAAGTTTCCGAACTTCAATCACTTCTTCCCGCCTCCAGAAGATGGAGTTGCTGCGGCTGTTCGCTCTGCAGCCCATGCTCGCATTTGCTCGTTATACGCATTGATACTCTCATCACGTTTTTGAAGGTTCTCGTTAAGAGTGTTCCCGATGTTGGCTTGTTGAATACCAGTACCGTACTGAGCTGCGCCCATTTCAGCATTACCAAGGTTCATAAGTCCTTGCTGGCGCATTTGCTCGTCTTGCACGTCGAGGTTAAGCCTTTGACCTAAAACATTTTGTTGCGCAAGGGCGGCTTGTTGAGCACCACGTCCAGCCATTCTCTCAGCCGAACCGCTCCCAATACCTCCAAACATTGCCATGTTACTCATAGCGTTTGCAGTCTGAGCCTGCGCGTTGGCACTGGCGTCACCTGCTTGCCTCTGAACATTTTGCTCCATAAGGCCGCGCCATTGGCTTTGCTCCCCTGGTGCACGAAGATTATCCGAACGCATTTGATCGAGGTAGCCTCGATTGAGTTGGTCTTTTATCTGAAGGTTGCCTCGCATAAGACCGTCTTTACCTAAAAGAGACTCCCATGCAGGACGGTCAGGAGCGCCAGCCATTTTTACTTTCATAGCGTTCTCAGCTTGTGCAAGTTCATTTTGACGTTTTCGCTCTTCCATTGCCAACCACTCTTCAGAGCCTTGCATGGGTTGTGGTTGTCCTTTTGCCTGACTTTGTAACATTAGTTCATCTCCTCATAAAGAGTCGTATCGAGTTCAATTTCATTCTCAGCATCGGGCTGGGCTTCAGCCAATGTCCCCTGCATCAAGATACGCTGTGCTTGCAAGTCTCCACGTGCTTGCATCGCGTTGGGATGCCCTTCTTTCTCATAAACTCTAACCTTAACATACTGAAAAATAAAGTTGATAAACTCAGGAATATCGCAAATGTCGGTGTCAGCCTCAAGTCTGTTGGCTTGACGCAGATACCAAAGGTCCACGAAAGGTCCTGACACGTCAGGGGTGGGCATGATCGTAATCACTGGAGCCCCGGCTGTGGGGTTTTCAATGAAATACTTGTAGACGTTCGTACTTACGTCGTACTCCTTGGCAATGGCGTAGTCGATACCAAGCTTCCAGGGTCTTGTTCTGCGGAGCACGTAGATCTCGCCTTCTTTGGTGTAGACAACCTTGCGTATCTTATGCCCATAGATATTCTCTGGCAAAACGTAGGACTCTTGCCCCTGGACGATGCTTAGTTTTGTGCGAGTAAAAAAGTAGTCTTCATAAAGGGAGTGGATCTCGGCTTCACACTCGTCGATTGCTTCGTTGATGTAGTCCACAATTTCTGTGCGGCTGACAAAATCTTCAGCTTGCAGGTCAAGATCTCGGTTGATCTTCGCTCTTATCTGCGCAAGTGTCCAATATTTGCGAACATTCATTTACTCCCCCTTCACGCAGGCCAAAACCAGTGACCCATTAAAATCCCAGCGACCAATGGCAACGCCGGAGAATACCAGGAAAAACTTGTTAAGATCATACTTATCGTTGAGACCCTGGGATCTTTTTGACGTTTTACATATAAAACAATGTCCCAGACAAGCCAAGTCAATGCTGTGGTGATCATGATGTAAGTCGTTGCATCCATCATATCAAAGGCCATCCCAGGTAAGCCCTAATCTCGTTTCTAACCCAGTCAATGCGCTCTTGAGTCCACCAATGGTGGTCCTCACTCATATCATCGGGGGTCATTTGACCTAAGACACTCTCAGCCGTTTCAATATCGCCAGAGATCACGAGGTTCATCACATCTATCTGAATGACAGTGGTTTCATCTGAAAGAGTGTAGTCCACCTTTCTTAATTTATGATGAACCCAAGCAGCTTGGTCGATAGTAGAAAGACCCTCAGAGATGTTCTTTTCTTTCAGACTCTGCATCATTTCATCTGCGAAAGTTTTGTTTTGTTGAACTGTGTTTCGGATTACAATAGACGTGTAGTTAGCGACATGGCTGGCAATAACAGCATCAAGTGCTGACTCATCATTTAAGGACCCACCGAAAACTTTGACGGTTGTTCCTTCTTTTAAAACTCCTGTAAAATCTGTGACAACTTCAGCATCCCTTATCTCAGAGTCAAGTTGACTGATAAGTAGGCCGCTCGAAAAATCTGTCTGCGAGTTATATTGTTTTAAAGTCATCAACTCACCCTCACAAATAGAAGTAAACGGTTACGAGTTAAAATATCTCCACCGCCATTTGACTTACGCATCTGAAGATCCACCGTATTCACTCCACTAATCCCTGGTAAATAGGCAAAAGTTGTGGAGTGAAACCAAAAGTCATCGTCGTCCATCGAAACTTGGGCAAGACCAAATTCAGTCGTGTTATTTAAGAAAATTCGAGTCTGTATTTGTCCTGCGAGTAAGGTTTTTTGATAGCTGGCGTACCCTATTGCCAGGTAATTTCCACTTGGGAGGCTTGGAGTTGTGAGAGTTTGAATATCAATAAAAGTTGTGCTTGTTGTCGTTAAGTCGGCTGCAGTAAAGGCTGGTTGAAATTGTTTTCCAAAATGCCTATTAGCAAGGGCTGAAACAACTTGTTGCACTTGAGAAAGACCCACTAGGTCTAAAGAGTTCCCTGTAAGAGATGAAACATCAAAAGAAACGCCAGAGGCTGGATAAATCCGCCAGTCAGATGCAGTATCCCCTGCGCCGAACTTTTGCCAAACCAATATTCCACTTGCAAGAGTTTGAACGTAAATAGTATTTGAAGGTAAGCCAAGGCCAACAGGCGACAAAGCCCCTCCCGTATAGAAGGGGCCATCAGTAACTAAAAATCCATTATCGGCTTCATAAGCCTTACCTACATCCATTTAATTCCTTTAGACTACAGTCGTTCTTCGTGCTCTTACAGTGACACCGCCAGAGATCAATTCAAGAGCTGTTTCGAGTTCTTGTAATGCTCCTTTAATGCTATTGTTGTCACTGATCGTTAAGCCAGTGAAAGTACCAAGATCCGTTGAGTTCTCAGCGACTCCTGTTAAAGAGATAAGATCATCGACGTTTTGATCAATTTCTTCCACAGCGGTTTCAATTTCTTGAAACAAGGCTTTGGCGGTGAGGTTGTCAGACAACAATGCGCCTGTGAAAGTACCGAAGTCCACATCTCCTTGAGCAATACCAAGAGCTGACTGAATGTCATCCTGGTTTCCGTCAAGTTTTTCGATGGCTTCTTCGAGAGAATCTCCAACAGTGGGATCACCATTTTGAGGGGTGTACCCTGCAGACAAAACAAACGAAAACGCTTGCCAGTCAGAAGTTGCATCAGTGTCTGCAATCTTCACATAAAAAGTACCGTCTGTTCGCTGGTACGTTGAACCAATAGGTGCTGCATCTTGTGGGCCAGTATCTCCACCGGGAGCACCTGAACCCGACAACTGTGAAACGAGAAGATTACCATTTAACGCATAAATGTCGTAACCTTGTTCCACCGCAAAATTTACTCTACTCATAATTTACCTCCTTAAGGTATGTTGAGTTTTGCGAAGGACACTTCTACAGGCGAGGTTTCGTTATTCTGTACGGAGATCTGGCAATTAACCCCCACAGCATTGGCGAATAACCCTAAGTTCAGCGGTGCGCCTGACTTGGCATAGACTTGCTCTTCAATGGTACTATCGTCGTTTATGACAGTCATCTTTAAACCCATTTTATCACTTGTGAAGGTGTTCAAATAGTTAATGATATATTCAAGTTGGCCGAAACTCGCCAAAGGTATTGTGTCAATAATTGTCGTTGAGCTTGCTGGCAAAAGTACAGTTTGCTTGGACCAAATGCTTGTGCTTGGCTCTCCACCGGGGCCTAAAACTTGTTGGTTAACAACCGTGGTATTTCCGACTGCGAGTTGCTCGAGATAAAGCTTTAGACGATAAAAGTTTTCCTGAACGTACTCGTCCTCGATTTCCTTAAGCAGTAAATCTAAGCGAGTGGTGTTGGTACTCATGAGGGACTAGACCCTAAACTCCCAGCTCCAAATGGTGTATGCGATTTACTGAGGAAAGCCCAATGGATCACATATCCGTTTAGTTTAAGCACCTCTCCTTTTGGCTTCCCCTTAATAATCCAATTAAGAACTCCCGTGGGAGCCTTTCCTGCAGGGTCGGCAAATGTTAATGTCGTATCGGTGCGCTGGGTTACTACGAACTCTTCAACATAGTCGTCGGTCTCAAACGAAATTAAATAATCAATGGCATTGTTAAGCCATGTGAACGATCCGCCAAGAGTTGCAGTCTTAGCGGAGCCATCAACAGTCGCTGTACCGAGAAGTTCAGAAGTAACGATCTGAACCGTCGCGTTTGTGAGTTGTATCTGTTTATAGTTACAACGTAAGCCTCCAGCCGGAAACCTACGCCATTGCTCAATTAACCCCTGGGAGTTCCACTTCGCTGCAGGATCTCCCCAGAGAGGTAAGTCTTCTCCCCATGTGATGTTGTCTCGATAACGAATAGGGGCAAGCTCGCCCTTCACTCGGTCATTATCGTTTGATGAGTTTATCGCCAGCGAAAGGTTTGTCGCGTTGTCTGCACTTATCAAAATGCGTGGGACAAACTTGCGAATAAACTTGGTTCCAAAATCAACGAAGCAAGAAAGGTAATTGTGGATGATTGTTATACGCTCCCAATTGGCAACGGGAGTTATAACATCAATCCGAGGATCTGTGAAATAGCTGACTGCATGCTCGAGTACAAAACCACGGGTGTCCCCGCGATAAAGTTTGTTCCCGTTAAAAGCAATCGCAGTTGGCCTAAAAGAGTTTCCACCAGACATTGTGGTAAAGCAGGCTTCATCTCTCCCAAAGTGTTGCTCCATCCATTTCAGATCCATAACAAAAAGAGTGTCGGGCTCGTTATCTCCTGCATTCTTGCAGACAGTCCAAATGACCCGCTCGTTAGTCGCATCGTATGTACCTTGAATACGGGATGCTCTGGCTTCGTTGAGAACTAAACGTGCGTAGGTGTCGGGAAGATGTCTTGAGATTTTTTTGACTTTAAATCCATCGGTCCAATAAAAGCCCACTTTCCCGGCCCAAAAAAGGCCCTTATGAGTTGCTACAATACTGGCCTGTGAAGCACAACCAGCTTCATCGTCAATTCGGCGCAGATCCATGTTGCCTGAGCCATTGGCCTGAATGATGTTGTCAATCCGGTAGATGTACCCTTCGCACAAAAGAATAGGTCTGTCATAAATACTGGAAAGCCCTTTGATCTTTTGTTCAGCCCTGGCAAAAAAATCAGCGGGTACGGAGTCGGGTTCTGCAGGAACAGATTGACGGATCAAATACTCGTCGTCTTCAGCACCTGTCTGAAGGTTTGCCCAGTACGCCGTATCGTTAACGATATGAACGAACTTCGCTCGTGGTGGAGCTTCAAGTGAAGGAATAGCTCCGGCGTTGGTGTAAAGCCCAAGACCCGTGTTGAGAACAGAGTCTATGACTTCATCAACATAGTTGGCTGTTCCAAGCGGGAGAGTCGCTGCGAGAAAAAAGTCATCACTTCCGTCAAGTGTTCGATAGATTTCAATTTCAATGTTGGCAATATCCCAGTTCTCATTTGCTGTGAGAGCTGTGGAAAGAGTGATGTTTGTTCCATTACCAGGGGCAATGGTTCCACCTTGGATGACTGCGGTCTGATACGTAGGACCTCTGTCAATGAAAGTTACGTCTTCTACCTTGTAAGTGTATTTGTATATGAATACGTAAATGTAAGAAGCCCCAGCCCCTGGAGGCGGAGTGAGTGAAAGACCTGTGGTGTTGAACTGTGGAAGCCCTGCATTTCGCAATTGGTAGTCGCCGTTTTCATCAAGGTACACTTTTTGTGCAGAAGAGTAGGCGGAGTTTGTAAGGAACATATGCCCTTGCCATTGGGCGGTTGTCACTTGGGAGTTAACATCTCCCTGGTCAAATATGGGGTCTCCACTAGGGCCTAAGAGTTCAGCCCATGAACCTGCATTATTATAATACCCTCTGCGCTGGGCGAATGCGAAGAGATCGCTGTTTAAGAAATCAAGATACGAAATGCGAAAGAGCCCCAGGGGTATTTGCTCTGGAACCGCAGCCTCACTTCCCCAACGAGTAAATGGTTTTCTGTTGGGATTAATAAGTAAGTTCTCCATTGCTTCAGCCTGGTCAGGCCGACCGTCAATGAAGAAATCTGTGATCCCTCCAGTAAAATCATCAACTTCGAGTGGTTGAGTCTCAATCATACGATAACAACCTCGACATCTCGTGCGATCTCAGTGAAAACTTTCAACTGAGTCGTGCCGATTTTTTGGATGTCCATATAAAGCGGATTTTTTGTTGTACCGTCTCGCACGATCACAGTCTTGGTATCAAGTGAAACAGCTCCACCTGCAAGAGAAATGGTCGCTGAAAGCCTATCTCCATCGGGAGCAAAGTCTCCGCTTGCAATGGCCTGAGTAATCACGTTGATACTGGAAGAAGATATTTTACTTGAGTTAGTGCCATTGTGAGTATGATCATTTGTTCGCTGAATGTTGTCTTCAAGAGCCGGGAACCAGACATCTCCAAAGTCACCTGTCTCGGGTAGCTTGTACCCATTACTTAGAATAATCATGCCGTTACCTCCACCACATTGGCGAACTCTTTAAACAGTTCCTTGTGTTTTCGGTTGTAAGCTCTTTTCGCGTCTTTAAAGTCATTATATCGACCAAGACTTAGCTTCTTTCCTTCAAACCAAATTTCTGCTTTATAACGGCCAGAGAAAGTATCTAAATAAACGCCCTTAGACCCATAATCCACTCTGTTGCCGTTGTTTTGTGTTCGAGTACATACCCGTAAATTTTTTCTTGCGTTATTAAGACCATTTCCGTCTAAATGATCTATTTCTTTACCGTTTAATATTAACCGATGAAGATAAACCAAACCTGAAGATCTCTTACCTTTTACATAGCCTCGCAGGTATAATTTTTTACCAGCTCGATGGACATACCAATTGTGGCTTTCAAGATAATGTTGATCTTGTTTGTCTAAAAAGATGTCGTGACCTTTAAATTTCATTTTTCCTCCACCAGCTCAAAATGAGGTAAGTCATGGAAGGATTGGTCTTTAAAATCATTGTCGCCATCCCAGTCTGCGCCGCACCTGATATTAATCCCCATTTGGGAGGCCACACCCTTAACAAAACCAACAAAGTGATAAAAGCGATCTTTATCTTTCCAATCAATGGGGTACGGGCAAACGTCAACGGCAAGAGATGGAGTTTTGTTGTGTTTGCTCTGCGGAAACTTTAATTTAGATGCTCCCGCGTGGTAAGCTTTGTTTTGTTCATCTTCTCCTCTGTACCCTTCAATGACTGTGCAGTCATAGTGCTTGATCACTTCGTTAAAAAGAGCCTGGAGATCCGGGTGGGCTTCGCTAAGGTTTTTTGTGGATCTGGTTCCAAATTTATACATGCTCATCTCCTATTGGCTTTTTCAAGAAGCTCGCGCTCTAAGATGTCGAATAGTTTTTTGTAATAGGCGTTAAGCCTTACGTAATCATCGTGGGGAGTCCCTACCATGTTTTTGGCACTCGGAGAGTTCCAGGGGATTTCAAACTCGGTTCCGTTGGCTGCAGAACAGTGAAAAACAGGGCTTTTTGAGTAGTCTTTTTTGTCGTCTTTTGAATAGTTGTCGTAGAGACACATTGGGGTGTTTGGAGGCGTAGGAAGAGCGACGCAACTACAAAGGAAGCTTGGCGCGAGAGTCGCGAAGACGACGTAAGTGGGCCTTAACTTCTTCAGGGGTAGAAGCGAGTTCAGCGGCTTTAATATGCTCTTCAGCTTCCACGTCGTGCTTTTTATAGCTCTGAAGTTGTTGGTACTGTTCTTTCGCAAATTCTTTTAACTCCTTCAACTCTTCCTGGATTATGGGTCTGATAACTTTCGCTAAAAGACCCGTTAGAAACTCCATCATTTTTTAAGCTTGCTCTCCAACGCTTTTGTTGAAGGGTTCTTACCAATGGTTGGCAACCAAGCCAAAATTTTGGTAATGACCTTAACAACGCCTTGGACTTCATCTTCGTAGTGAGCAAGAGCCGGGATACGCACAAGAGCCGTGGCGATCACCACTAAAACTCCAAGGTACGTAGGGATGTCTTGAACCCACTGTGGAAGTTTGTCGATCAACTCCATCATACAAAGTCCTTACGCTTAAGGATAAGCTCGAGACCCCCAACTTTGTGAACAACGAACTCCAAGTCTTTCAACTTGATAATTTCGCCTTCAACAAAGGTGCCTTCGTTGGTGTGATCCTTCTCGATTTTTTTCTCGTCGAGAGGGTTCTTCCCTTTTGGAGCTTCCGGCTTTTTTACTTCAGCCTTTTTCTCTTCTGGTTTTTCTTCTTTCTTCTCAAACATAGTTCCTCCCTATGAGTTTAAAATTTGTTGTCTTTCGTTTTTAAATTGCTGGATGCGCTGAACTCGATAAGTCCCATACTCTTCAGCAAGTTGGATCTTCCTGGTTGCGTACTGATTGATTTTTCCTGAAGTATCCAAGGCACTCCCAGGGGAGAAAAGCTCAATCCCGTTGGCATCATTTAATTGATGATCAATTTTTAAGCCAAAGGAGGCGTAAGCGTCCGGTCGAGCCTTCATATCCTTCCAAGTCTCATACTCCGCTGTGGCGTAGTCAGGTTTGATCGTGCGAAAAACTTCGTACAAACGAGCGTCCACTTCATCACTCATGGTTTGGTACGCAGACTGAATATCCTCAGCTTTTGATTTTTCAGCAAGAGCTGCAGCTTTTGCCGTGGCATCGACTGTAATATTCCAAACAGGTTGACCAAACTCATCGTTACTCTGAGTTGCTTGGAGAAAACCCCAATCTTCTCTGGCGATAGAGGGAGGAACAAGACCAATTTGATTTTTAGGTGTGAAGCCTTGAGCTGGCTTTACATAAACTTTCTCGCCTTCTTTAATTACGAAGTTCTTCATTTTACTCTCCTTGCCCAAAACCGTGATACTGAGTCATCGCCTGGTAAACTTCCCGTGACATTTCCTGAAGCCCTAACACCAAATGTACCTGAAGCCGCTGCATTCAGTGACGCGATCCTAATTTTAAGTGTTGTAGGTGCAGTTAAGGTTATTCTTTTTTGTTTAGAACTAGAGGCGTTCACTTCAGCATTGGGGGGCATTACCCCTCCAGTCAATGACTCCAGGGACGGTATTCTGTTGTCGAGGTCATCTGTCACCATAATTGATCCGAACTGAGTATTGTTTGAAGCCGTAAGGTTTCTGGTCACATGGTCGATGTCATACCCAATATCCCAAGTACCCTCTCCTATTGGTAGCTCTGAACCAACAACATCCGTTTCGGTATTCGCTAAGGTAGTTGTCGTGCTACTGCTTATTAATGTTTCAAGGTACTCTTCGTTCTTGACGACACCTAAGAACGTGTTTTCTCCTTCTAACGAAACTTGTAAAAAACTATCCGCTATTCCACCGCGAACGGTATAGTTTGTATCCACGCTGGAGTCTACGGCTATCGTTATAATATCGTTTCTTACGAATTCAAAAGTTCGATCAAAGTAAATCGGTAAATCACTGTTGGGAGATCGGTCCACAACGCGATCAATTTGAGACCCATTTTTTAAAATTCTTGCAATAAATTGCTCATCTCCAGATAAACCAGAAATAATGATTTTGGCTGTAACTTTATGGGGTCCATCTTTTAAAATTTTAATCCCATTATCAGCAACGGAAAACATACCAAACTTATCAAAATCTACTGTATTAAAAGCTACGGTATTTTGGTTCGCGTCTCCAATTGCTTGATCCGCAGAACGGTAAATAGATGCTCGCATTGTTTGTTGCGAAAATTGGTTTGTGTTTACAATATTAGTTGTGTCCCACTCAGAGATGGGAATAAAAAACTCGGCTCGTATGTATGATGTATTTACTAAATTATTTGCCGTTAAGCTTCCAGTAATTCCTGGATTTACGAAAGATATAGCATTGCCTGCAGAAAACTGGCCGAAAGAAGTTAAGTGTCCATTGTTATCATTAAAGTCAAAAATCATGTAAGGACCCGCTGCGAGAGAAGAACCTTTTAAAGTTAATCCATCCGGGATGTTAAAGCTAAACAAACTCGCGCCTGAACCAGAACCAGTAAACTGAAGGGAAAGTTTGACGTGCATCATGTCGCCAATACGTCTTTTTTGGCAATTCTGACCGATAGTCCATCCACCTGTGTTATTAAAAGTAGCGGTGAATTGCTCCCATTCACTTGCAGGTAAACCTAGAAATTGTCCTAAAGGACCAAAAGAGAACTCGTCGGCGAATACTTCAAAAGCATTCGTGTTGGTGTTGTTTACTTTTAAACGAAACTCAACTTGTTCAGTAGTCTCCGCGAGATAAGTAACCCAAGTAAAACGACCTCGTGCATTTAAAAATTCTAAATCCGAAGACGCACCACTATAAAGAACAGCGGCATTTGTCACATCGTACACTTCCCAAATTAAGTCAGAACTAACGTAACCAGTACCAGGGCGAAATTCAAAAGAGCCATAGTTAGGACGCCCACGATCACTAGGATCAATAGTTTTAGATAATACTTTAACGAAGTGACCGTCTCTATTAGCTGCATCTTTAACAATCTTAAGAGAGTTCGCTCCAGCAAGCAACTCGCCAGCAACTGCAGTCAAAGATAAAGTTAAGCCCCCTGAAGGAGAACCCGCTCCATCGTCAGTAAGCCAATTACCAACAGTCGAGTCGATCTTAGCATCGGTATCCTCAAAGTAGTTCTTGGAACCCCCTCCACCCGCGCCTAACGGTAATTCGTTCCCATTAGAGTCAAGAGTATAAGGAGTACCGTCCGTTTTGAAATAGATGCGATTGGAGCCAGCTCCGGGGTTGGCTGGGGTTGAGCCTTGTTGCGTGAACTGCAAGAAATCTGAGATCGTCGCACCTGCAAGAGTCTTTTGTTGGAAAGTCTGAGCACTTGTCAGATCCGCAAACTCAAGAACAACAGTTCCATCATAAACATGAAACTTGTTCGTGTCTGTGCGAAACCACATACGTCCAATGAAGAGATTGGCCCCGGTGGGATTGCTGGTGCGTCTTTCAAGACCTGCAGTTAAGAGTTGACCGTAAACTTCCATTAATCCCCCTATTCAATCACTATCAAACGGTATGAACCCGCTGGAAGTGGAGCATCTGTTTCAATGCGAATGTTACTGGCACTCGTGGCCTTAAGAGTAACGTACATTTTAGAAAAATTGTTAGCATTATTCAAAAGCGAAAATATGCAGTTTCGAGCGTCTTGTATGTCACTTGAAACATCGACATCCTTTGTCAATTGGACCCCATCAAACACTTGATCGGCCACAAACTTCGATACCCCCAGGGGTTTGATCTGTGAGCCTGTGTCCACGTAGGCTTTTTCGGTGTCGGTTGCCCACATGACCCGGCCAATGTTCTGACCTGAGCTTGCTGGCAAGGTTGCAAGAGTGAAGTTTTCAAAGCGAAGATTTCGATGCTCACCGCGAGAATAAATGTCGTTGAAAGCAAAGCTTGCACTTCCAAGATCAAGCCCACTCCAGCCAGCACTAAAAGAAGCGTTGGTTCCTGGAAGGAAGTTGTCACTCGTGATGACAGAACCTTTTGTGGCATTGCTTGTACTCTCAAGTGTAAGGTTCTCGCCAGCCGCTGTTCCACCCTGAAGAGTCTGTCCACCTGGACGACCTGCAAGGAGCATGTACTGAGTGTGATCATCGTCAAGAAGACCTGAGATTACGCCGTGATCTATTTCCGAGTCTGGAACAGAAGCAAGCCAAACATTATTGCCGGAGTCATAAAAAAGACTATCTCCAGACTGTGCGGGTTGTGTCTGAGCAAGATCGCGCCAAATACCAGAACGAAAAGCGAGTAAAGTAGTAATAGCAATTTCATTTGTGGCATTTCTTAAGCCCCCACTTAGGAAGACATCGTTGAGAAGAGCTGCACCAGATCCAATATCAAAAGAACCACTGATTGTGGGTACAAGATTGGTGTTGAAAGTGATGTTGCCAGAGCCGTTGACCTCAAGGTTTAAAGCTCCGCCTAAATTCGTGGCTCTTAAAGCGTTCCCATCAAGTCGTAAGTTATCGACATTGAGAATGCCTGTGACTGTATGGGTTCCTGTGGTGTTGACACTTAGAGTGTTGAGAGTCTTTTGAACATCCACCACACCTGTACCATTGGGTAGTAGGACTAGGTTTCCATTCACGTCAGTCGTCGAGATTGTGTTCCCGTCAAGGCGAATATTATCCACATCGAGCTGACCTGCGACTATACTACCAACATTCAGGGCTCCAGTCGTGTAAAGGTCTTCATCCGCAAAGTCGATAGCACCTAGAGAGGACGTGATGCTGGCCCGACTACTCCCGTTGTCCGGGTTCAGTGTCAGGTTCTCAGCTCCCGCAGATAAGGTTGTGACCCCAGCTCCGAGAGTCCCTGTCGTACTAAGGTTCGCCGCACCGAACGCGATTGCCCCAGATGTATCAGTAATACTCCCTGGAACCAGGGTCACGGTGTTTACAGAGTCGTCCGCGACAAGAGAGGTTCCGGTAACGGTTGCCCCTGTAAAATTTCCAGTTGTAATTAAGTTTTCATTGTCAAAATCAATGGTCCCTGTGGAGTCAGTGATTGTGTTCGCGCTTAGAGTGAGAGTCCCTACAAAAAGGTCTCCACTGAAATAAGCATTTCTCCATCTCTCGGTCGCAGTTGAAAGATCAAAAGTGTCATCAAGAGTTGGACGGAAAGCAGAGTCGATCTGAACATATCCGGTCTCAGGCCCTACTCCGTCACCGGAGTTTGCATTAAGAGTTAAATTTTGTCCGGCCTGATTTCCACCGAATACTTTTTGTCCGGCGTAAAGACCCGTAATAGGATCGCCGAGTTCATCGAGATCGGTTTTCCCCTTTGAATTGAAATATAAGTCTTGAGTGACATTGGTAACGGCTCCGAGAATTGCGTCCGTTGACCAGTCCACATCAAAAATTTTATACCACTGTGGAGAAGCGTCGCCTTCGCGTTGCTCCCACCTGTACCCGGCTGACTTCCCGTCACCGTCGTCGTCCACTATTCGATAATCACCTAAGTTGTTTCCTACCAGGGGGAGATCACCAGGGGTTGGGACGTTCTCTTGTGTTTGTGGGTAAAGAACCGCAAGAATATAATTTAGTGCTGACTCAGCATCATAATACCCGCTTGGAAGAGCTGGGTTTGTAAATGAAAACTCTGCGAGACTGTGGCGATATGGATGCTGTTGAAAGTTCCATATCTCGAAGCGGTTCTTCTCAAAAATCATGGCATCTCACTATTGTTGTCTGGGTCGTAGTCAACTGAAGGATCAAAGGTAAACCCAGTGTCCCACGCAGCTTTCCAAAAATACTCTCGCTCTTGTCTTTTAGCGACTTGCGTGGAGTTGATTGCCTTGTAAACGTACTCAGTAACTGTGCAGGGGCTTCCATCTCTTGCGTTGATAGGAGCTGTAAAAACAAACTGCGGTCTCCCACCACTGTCGAAGACAATATGCTGTTTTACCTGCATGTGAAGGTGTGATTTTAATTGCTCTGTGCGTGTTTTTGCCACGCCGTCTTTATCTGACATTGATCCCTCCCGTTATAAACTCGAAAGGGGCTCCGAAGAGCCCCCTTAAAACTTCGTTAGAAGTTGGCTGGGTCAATACCATAAACCATGGCGTTGTTGCCTGGTTTGGTCCATTCCATCTCTCCATAGAGACACATATCAATTAAATATGCGTATCCATCTTCAGAGCGAACCTCGAACCACTCTCGGCCATCCGGAGCTTTACGCTTACGGAAATAACCGTTAGTACGGAAGGTGTGCGACTTAGGATCGCGGAACCATACAACATCGTCATCCCACTCTTGGATCATGACAAGTTTAAGAGTTCCCTTAATGGTTGTAAGGAGTATTTCATCCCAACCGTAAAGAGACGCCTTCTTATCAAGAACACTCACAGAGTGGTTAGCACTGGCTGTTGCGCGGTTTTCGATCTGTTTCATCACGGCTCCACCAATGGTGTAAGACATAATGATTTCAGTCGCCTTACCACGGGCCTTCTTACGAACTTCGGTGTACGCGTCGAAAAGCTTATCGAGTACGTTCGCTGAAGTCCAAGTTGAACCGTCGATGTTGATCGCTTGCAAATAGGGGTAAGCCAATTTGCTGACACCGTGAAGGGTCGCAGATCCACCGTTAGCCGCAGACAACAAAGCACTTTTTGCCGAAGCAAAAGACTCAACGTCCGCACCGTCAGTAAAAACACGAGTGTTGCCGGCAAGAAGATATGCTGAAATATCCGCTGGCGCTCCACCACGAGTTGCTGACAACGTAACGATGTCTGTGTTTAGGTTAATCGCGATCACGTAGAAAGAAGCCGCAGCCACAAGGTCACTCTTTAGAGTAACTTTTTGACGTAAGCAAAAACGATCCACACGATCCACCTCGAGCAATCCACCCGCAGTACCGTCAGCTTTTGCCGAAGCAAAATAAGGACCTGTACCGATCTGGATGGAAACAACCATTTTCATGTAATCCATGAAATCTTCCATGTTGTCCGAAAGGACACTTAGGAAAGTTGTCTCGGGGATTTTGCCATCGTGCTGAACGATGTCTGTATGGTCGAAGATCAATGATCCCCAAGCTTCCACATAATCATTCAGATAACCACGAACGTATTTGCTCTGAGCAATATCGTTGTTGGCTGTTAATTGACCCATACGGATCGACGAAGCGCCCGTACCTTTAAATGGAACGGGGACTTTCCCACCCTTCCAAGTATTATCTTTTTGACAATTGCTTAAAATGTAATCCCGTGGGATCAACTCTTCTTTTAAAAGGTTGTTGGGGAGATACTCATTAAGCATGTCCTGAAACTGTCTAGTTGTAGTCATACTTTCCTCTCAAACTGTTGGTTATGAGCCTTACCCTTGTTGGGCGAGAAGCTCATCTCTGCGCTTACGAATTTGATCCAGTGTAGAATACGTCTTCTTCACAGGAGACGCGGTTCCTTGACCGGAAACATTCGGGAGCACAGGTTTTTGTTGCTGTTGCAACGGTTGCTGTACTTGCTGTTGTTGTGGTTGGTTTTGAGATGTCCCCATCTGTCCGCCAGTTTGAGTCTGAGTCCCCCCAGGAGTGATACCCAACAATTGGATGACCTCGTTAACCGCTTGGTCAGGCGTTATTACTGTTCCATCGAGTCGTTCACGATAGATCCCTCTCTGAACAACCATTTCTCGGAACGCTCCAGGTCTCCCGACTCTGGTTTCGTACTCTTGAACAATCGGGGCTATCGTGGGGTCAGCCATCTTATAGCCGAGCAATTGCTCATAGTGCTGAGACTGTAAATTACCCGTTTGCGACTGCAGTTGTTGGTTCTGTTGTTGCAACTGGGCAAGTGTCATCTCAGTTTGACGTTGATTATCAATATATCGCTTCTGTTCCGGAGGCAAATTTTGATAATTAACTTCATCAATAGCGTATTGTAGAAACATTTGTTTTGGCAACCCCAAAGCTTCAATAAATTGACGGGCAACCTTGGCTGCATGCTGCGGGTTAGCAGGATCTTTATAATATTCGTTGGCAATCCCGGCCACATGGTTAACACTTTGTTCTAGGTCCGAAAACTTGCTTTTGAACTCATCACGTTCCTGTTTTGCGATCTCAAGGCCATGCCCCCTGGTGTAAAGATCCTGAACCTTTTTAAAGGTTTCCTCGTCTTTGACGAGATCCTTAACCCAATCATCCATTTCAATTTCTTGATCGCGGACCTTAAACTTATAGTCAGGTTTAAATTCTGACGGTTTGCTCTCAACTTCTCCGGTTACTTGCCCGTCGGCGGTTTGCTCGCCCGATTTTAATTCTGTACCTTCGGCTGGCGCATCCAAGGTTTGTTTAGGCTCTTCGCGCTTAACATTGAGTGTGGGTTCAGCCCCTTCGACTTTTTCATCCCGCTCCAGGGAGTGGGTCTTTTGCTTGTCATCCAACTGTGGACTCAATTCGTTATCGAACTCTCTATTGATTGTGGGCTCTTCCCCTGTTTGTAATGGTGGCATCGGTGCGTTCTCCTTGTTAGTTTACATAACCATTTTGGGCTAATTGTTGATTATTTACCTGCGCTGTTGGTTCCCCCAATTGTTCGGATTGCATCTGTCCGTACATTTCCATGAGAGCACCTTGGTTCATTTGTTCTAAAGTCTGCAAGTCCATACCTTGAGACTCAAGTTTTTTAATTAAATCCATAACCGCGTTATAAGGCAAGCGAACTTGCTTCGTGCCTTCTCCATTAGGATCTGGCATACGCATGTTCACAGTAATCATCGCTCCACCTGTGGGGATGAAACCAGCCTGAGCTTGTTTCGCCGCTTCCACTTTCTGTTTCTGTTGCTCCTGGTGGATGCCAATGAACTGTTGATAGTTCTGTTGCACCATAGGATTTAAGAAACGGAAATCATGCTGTTTCATTCGGTGAGTTAGCTTTTTGATGTAATACTCATTGTCGTCGTAAGGAGAAACTTGTGGCATCTCGCCTCTTTCAAGTGCGAGCATATCATTTTTCACGTTTTCGTAGTTGATCGTAAGATCGCTGAGAACTTCTTCGTTATTCACAAAAGGCATGTTCTTCACAATCATTCCAAGTTGATCCTGACCTAAGTTTTTACCCATGTACTGGAGCAAATGGTTGAAAGTCAATTGCTTACCAAGTTGAGTGTCGATAGTGTCACTCTGCGCTTTAACAGAAATTCTGAAAGTCTGCGGAGTTTGTTTCCTGAACTCAGAAAGATTTCCTTTTTCTCTGGGTCCAAGGATCTGTCCGAGATCTTCATCGTCCAAATACAAACGAAGAAGCTCGAGAACAAGTTCGTACACTTCAACAAGATACTCTTCAAATTGTTCAACGTATTTTTTGTACTTGGCTTGCTGACCCATTGTACGAAATAACAAAGTGTAAGGGTCAAGGTTGTGTTGCTCCTGGCTTGCTTCTTCGCTCACCATAGCTTGTTGGAAGAGATCGGCTTTTTCTTCGTTTATGTAGCCTGTGAACTGGTCTCCGGTTCTACCTGGGAGAATTGTGGGCGGAGACCCTTGATACGTAACTCCTCGCACACCTGGAAGTAACCCTCCTGGTGCCAGTTTTGTCCCGGCTTGGTAGAGGATTTTATCATCAGCCAATGTAATTCCGTGAGTTGCTCGCTGGGAAGAAGCTCGATTAATCTCAGCTTGGTTAGGTCGAATGACTTTGATAATAGAGCGTCCGCGAGCTGTTGAAGCGTATCTGTCGAAAGCCTTCCACCGGATTGGAAATATTCCGTAAGGTAATGTGCCTTGTTCGAGAATACCTTGTTGAGTCCAAATGTAGAAGTATCCTTCAGGATATTGTCTACAAGGTTTGTAATAAACTTCTCTGACCAACACCCATTTTTCTCGTTTTTCATATGCTGATTTCTCCGCGTCAAAAATCACATAGTCGGTGTCTGTGCTCTTTTCAATGACTTTAAGTTTTGCTTCATTTCCTGCGTACATTGTCTTCAATTCATCAACTTGCGCCATTTTACGAAGACCGAGGTAAGGAGAGTCTTCCATTTTCTTAGAGCCTGGGCAACGCCAGAGGTTGAAACCGTAAAGGTCTTCAAAGACAAGATCTCCGCTATAGACGGGAAGTGATTTATCGGGAGCGGGTTCAAACTGCACAGGCTGACCAGTCATTGGGTCCATCATTCCTTGCTCTGGTGTTTCTTGTCCGTCAGGAGTTAGAAAAAGGGGATACCCATCTTCAGTTACTTTTTGCTCGTAACCTCGAAGGCGACCTTTCATCGGGTCCCAGAAAACTTTTGTGGCGACTTCTCCGATGTCCACATACTCTGCGGCCCAGTCGCGAATTTTTTGTTTCATTTTGTGGTGACGATCAACATACTCGAGAACTTTTTTGTTTTGTTCAGCATCCTTTTGATCTTGCATCTCTGTTTCGTTGGCGGGAACAACAGTGACGCCGGGGGCTTTAGAAATAATTGCATCGTGGTAAATTCTGGAAACGCGGTGAGTGTAGTTTTTAGTGATCCGAAGTTTTAGTGTTTCAGCACTTTTTGCTGAAGACCTGATATTATTTTTCGACGTGTTGAGATTTTTCTTCGAGTAGTGCTCGCCTGAGACTAGTAAAATATTACTACGCATCTCCGCGTAGGTTTTTTCATCAATCTTCGTCCCGTCTTCATAAAGTTGATTGAGGTCGTCTACACTATTGATCTTCATTCATACCGCCCTGATACACGAAGCTATTCATGACTTCTTCTTCAAAAGCCATCGGATCGTCCATCAAGGTTTGTGTGCTCATGATGTCTTCTTTTGTCCGGGCTTGAATAGCTTCAACAAAACTATCGTTGTTCTCGGGATTATGGTCTTCCGTTCCCACGGTGTTAGACGGAAACTGTGTTCCCACAGTTTGAACCTTAAAACCCTGGTTCTCCGGGCCGAATTTTATACTTACCTCGCCAATGCTAAGTTCCCTTACATTCACTTGTGCGCATGTTTCAATAATTGCACAAATATCTTTACCTGATAAGGGTTTAATTTCCATACATTTCATTCCATTCGTCAACTTCTGACTGGAGTTCGGCTTCCCAATTGTCGGAAGTTCCTGGGTTTTTGAAGGCATCGGCTTGCTTTTGGCGTTCTCGGTCGTAATATTCACTCCACTCTTCCTTTGTCTGGGGCATCTTGTAAACTTCGGACTGCTTAACGCCAGGGTCTTCTTCTCGCACTTTGGCTTCAAGCCAAGTAAAGTCCCAGTTGATAGCAACGGATGGATAGCGCAGCGCATCTGTGAAGTCGTCCTTGGCTTTTTTCTTCGGTGTTGATTTCTGAAGAGAAATCATTTCGGTGCCAAGCTTTCGCAGTTCATCGGTGTCAAAAATCTGGAGCATGTCGTACTTAAAAAGAGTGTTGATGATATGCTCGCCGACTTCATGTGATTTTTCTGAGCTTGTAAAACCTAAACCCATGCGGTTGGCAATGGTGCCAAAGTCAGAGGCGGCTTGATCATATTTTTTGTGCATGAAGTGTTCTTTTGGGTCCATCATTGACTGATATTTTTCAACAACGTCTCCGGCTGTGGTTTGGATACCATCCATTCGTACACCTTTGTAAACAACGCCGTACCGGAAATCCGGCCTTATCGCTATAAAACAAATGGCCGATGGATGCCCTTGACCTTGCCCACCTGACCCAATATCCACCCCTACAACCTTCAACCAGTCGTCAGGTATTGCAAACGGCTTCACATAGTGCCTGGTCGGATCAAAAGCGTGGTACTTGCGCCCTTCTTCCTTAACGAACCGACCATATACACGTCTTAAGCGTTCAGCCTCTGATTTACACCCTTCTTCGACTTCTCGGATGCGATCCACAGTCCACGGGGCTTTAGATCCATCGAGATATTTCAAACAATCATACATAGAAATTTGTTGCTTAAAGGCTTTCACAAAAAGTTCTTGCTCTGAGCCCACAGCTTCCATGGCTCTCCACCACATCTCTTGCCCTAACGTGGCTGTAAAAACCATATGGAAATAGCCGTTAGTACCAGCCAAGCGCATCCGCAACTCATCGTATAAATTCTCAGGAAGTTCTTCGTCACAAAAGACTGCGTAACAGGAGCCGGACTGAAGAGTCTTGGGATCTTGCGCATAAGTCTTAAAGTAAATCGACATCCCATTATAAAAATGAATGGCTTTAATAAACTTGTGATCGTACTCCACATCCCATCCGTAATAGGCCGACTTTTTCATGTTGTCTCGAGGCATAAACTCAGGGAGCCATTTTTTTTCAAACTCAACGGTCGCGACTTCTTTTGATGGATAGAGATACCAAAATTGGTTGGGCGCTCTCCCCCACAACTTTCCCCAGAGTTCTTGGGCTGTGGCCCAGTGAAGAGCTTTCCTAATCTGTGTCGAGCTTTTAGAAATCTGGTTGGCTGCACACAAAAGGTTCATTTTATTAATCGAGTCAAAAAAATCTTTAGCCCAAGGATACCAAGGCCAGCCGTACAAATGGGGGAGTTCATACTGGATGCGTTCTTTCTCCCGCAAAAGTTTAAGCTTCGTAGCCTGAAGTTCTTTGGTATTATCAATCATGAGAGTCACTCCTCGCCATGGGAGCTTCCTCGTTAGATCCTGGTGACTCTTCTTCGGCCAGGGTCGCTTTTGCAACTTCAGTCGTCACCGTTCGATCAATTCTTCTAATCTCGGCTTCGATGTCTTTCAAACTCTTCGTTCCTTCCTGGTGCCCTACCATTGAAGTTACATCCTTCATTGTCGGCCCGGACTCCAGGGTGTGTTGATGGGAGTGGTAAGCTTCAAGTCGCTTCGGCACCGTACCCCGCAACCTGTTTTCCAAAAGTGCAAAGATCTTAATTTTTTCGCGGATCACTGGCATGTTAGCCCCTTTGTTACCCGCGTTTGGCATTTTTAAAATCTTACGCATCTCTCGTAAAGCAAGATCCTGCATCTCCATCATAGCTGCGATGTAATCAACAGTTGGGTAAAACAAGTACGCACACTTATATTGATCACGAAGGTATGAGTAGAAAGTTGGCTTGGTGCAAATACCGTTCATCACTGTCACTAAAGGAATGCGCGGCTTAAATAAATCTTGGGCAACCGTGTATTGGTGCCAAAAAGAAACGCGGAGCTGCGCCAGGGTGGAGTCAACCTTTGCATGCTTCTCGAGATTTTTAAAAGAGTAATCCCAAATGTTTGGATGAACTCTGTCGATTGCTTCTTGCACTTCTGTTGGAACAAGGTTGTAAACGGAACGCGGTTCGGACTTATCGAAGATCGTAATCCCAGTGTGCTTCTCACCCCTGGTCTCTTCTCCTTCTTCGAGTTCCTTCCGACCACGTGTCTGGTCCGTTGGAAGTGGGTGTCCACTTGGCATGTCGTAACTCCGGTGCGCGATGTAAACTCCAGGGGTTTAAACAGGGCCTGAAGTGGCCCCAGAAGCGGTGTCAAAAACGAAGTCAGGATGACCGTGGTTTCTACGCTGCGGGGGCCGTGTAAGTAAGAATTTCAAAAAAATTTAAAAAAGTAAAGCGAGCGCGGCGGGGGACGATCAAAATCAACAACCGACCTCCCCCCACCCCCCATAAAATATGTCTCATCCCGGCGCACCGCGCCTCAAACTTATAGTCATAAGTGTGACCCTTAAGTATGCGTAATCACTCGGCTTCCACGTAGCCTTGCTGTATTGGATATGACGAAGCCGGAAACGCGGTGCTTCTATTCCTTATATATGTTGAGACTTTGACGCGCCTGCTAAGAATGACACCAGTAACTTGCAAAGGACAAAGTTGCCTATGTATCAAGCAGAGAATTTATTTTATGTATTTTTTGATTTAGTCCTAAAGTTTAGTCTTGACGCGCCGAATAGTAATATGTAATAATTAGTTTATAAACAAGAGAGGTAATAAATGAAATACATGAAACGATCCAACACTTACAAAGCTAACAACGTAACCTTTGATCCAGATACTTGCTCTGCTTACTCGTATGACTGGTGGAAGTTCGTTGCTAAACATAATGGCAAAGTGATCTTCAATGAATACCGATACTCGGTTACGACTGCAAAACACCAGAGCAAAGTTAGATCCTTGCTTCGTGAGCTTGGTATCCAAGTTGACTTGGTTGTAAAGACTCGCAACGGACTTCAAGCTTTACATGGTGTCAATGGTACTCAAGACCTTATTAAAGAAGCCATTACAGAGGCTATTTATAATGATGACTTGGAACGCGCAAAGCAAATAGCAAAGGTTCTCAAGTTCAAGTTAACTCAAGACTTCATCCAAGACGTTTACAACCAAAAAGAGATCGACCTTTGCGACGCTTACTTGGATCGTGCTCTAAATTACCAGCGCAAAAAAGAGAATGAACAAACTGAAAAGCTCCGTAAGGAGCTGGAAGATTACTTGGAAAACAATGTTTGTCTTCGTGATTACGAAATACATCCAGCTTCTAAATTCGGATCTGTTAACAAGGTTGCAGTCCACCAGGTAGTCGATATGGACTCAATGGAACATGACGTGCAAAACGCTCTTTACAACTTCCAACGCGACGGTTTCGGATCAATCTGTTTTTACATTGGAGGCAAGTAATGGGTAAAATTAAAACCCCTAAATATCGCCTGGAATGTAAAGACAACAAAGGTCCTTACACTCTCTCATGGCAAGGAAAGGCGACTGAAAAACGACTGCAAGACTGGATTGAGTCATATCACCAGAGCTTACAGATCGGTGGAACCAATGAACATATCAGCAAAGGTTTAGGCTTCGTTCCATATCTTAACAACGCAAAAATAGTGGATCAAAAAACCGGACAAGTCATGGCTGAATATAAAGCGGCCATGTTTCAAGTAATTTAAAGGAGATAACCAATGAAACGAACTAAAGGTAAATGGAACGTCGGAATGTATTCAAAGGACCCTAATAAATACATTGTTGCTAAACATCAAACCATCTGTACTCTAGATCAAGGTTTTTATGAAAACCCAATACCAGATGCTGAATGCGAAGCAAACGCCAACTTAATAGCAGCAGCACCGGATATGTATGAAGCCTTGAATCAGGTGCTTAGAGATCTAGAAGAAAGCGGTTATGCGGATGGCTGTAGTTTTTCTACAGACCAAATTAAGTTAGCCCTAAACAAAGCACAAGGCAAGTCATGAGAACCTGCAGTTGTGGTCATTCATTCAATTCAAGCAAGGTTCCTTCACTTGGTAAGGCCATGGGTTTGAACTTTTTTAATTGTCCGAAATGTAATTCAACACTTTGCGAGATACTTCCAGAAAAACCAATACTCATGGCAACGATCAAAGCTCTTCGTATAAAGGCAACGATTGAAGAGCTTGAAAAGTATCTCGAGAATGAAAGAAAGGCTGGGTAATGTTAATAAGTCTATTTATTACGTTCGTAATCCTTTTTTGGGTCTCTAAATTGACCTCCAAAGTTGATGTATTCAGCTATCGACGGACGGTTGTCTTTTGTCTTTGGCTTCGCTTCAGCTTTTGCAGGGCCTTGGGGCTTCCCGATCAAGCGTTCCCATACGGACGGACTTTTAGGTTTATTCTTTTCATTCTCCATAGTTCATACCTCGTTTTGAATATTACGTTAGCTTATTTTTTAAACTTTTACATAGGAGTGTAGCAATGACTTTAAGTGATAAGAACAGAAAAAAACTCGGCGAGTACCTCAAAGCAGTTAGGACGACTGCAGGCAAGTCGCAACAGGACCTTGCTATAGCCATGAGACTTACAAGCAACCAGCATGTGAGCAACGTGGAACGCGGGAAGTCTGCAGCCTCAATGGAGTACCTCAAAAAGTATCAAAAGATATGTGATACAGACAAAAACAAGTTCGTAATCGAGATCCAAAAACTTTACGTGGATCAAATTCGGGAGGCTTTAAAATGATCACCCTATACCAATTGTGGTTCCGATACGGAGCACCTTACAAAACCAGTCCACCTTTACTCGTGGCCTTATTACAGGATGCAAACTTATTAGATTTAGTAAACCAAAAAGGAGAAATAAAATGTGTACTCAAGACAAAAAACAGATCGGACGTTTATTCAGTTATCAAAGCTTACAACGGGCGCTGGTTGCCATATCAGCTCTGGTATTACTTCAAGGCTGTAAAACGATGGAAGAACGTGCTGAAGCCTTTGGAGAAGGTCTCATGAGAGCTGCAGCGGTGGACCGTCAAAACCGCGAGGATCACCAGAGATTGATTGAATGGCAAAACACCCATAACAACGTAGGGCGAGCCCTTCCAATGCGACCAGCGGCCTCACAGCCCGTCTACGTTCAGCCCGTGGCTCCAGCTTATTCTGATAACCCTTCTCAACAATTCCTTAACCAGGGGATGTGGCAACCTTCCCAATAATTAAGCACCAGGGGCCTTGGCACGTCCCAGGGCCTCACTCACCCAAGTATTCTCGAACAGATCCCAATCAAAAACATAAGTCCCTAAACCCATCGCTTCCTCAAGATCGCCAAGGGCTCTTAATATCTCATCTACTTTGTCAAGCGGTTTTTGTGCCTGACGAAGTTCAACCTCGATTTCCGCCAGAGATTGGGCCACTTTTCTCAGGTGCTTTTCTGCTTCTTCTTTAAGCATTTTTAGTGCCTCCTTTTTAAGCTGTGCTGGTGTGCTGGCAAGATTCCCTATTTAATATAAATTTTTACTTTTACCCTTTTTAACTTCCGGTTTTTGTTTTTTTATTTATTAAAAAAAATATTTACTCTTAATTCTGGTAATTAGCTAACTCGCCAGCACAGAACAGAAAAAACCCGCGCCCCGCAACAACTTAACCCGTGCCAGCACCTCCCGCTCAGCCAGCACACGTGCCAGCACAAGCCAGCACACTAAAGGTTTTGGTCACTAATCCACCTGACACCCCACATCACACGCTTCTGCCCTCCCTCTAGACGCGCTCGACCATGCAGCACTTGTGAGTCGGCTGTGCTGGCACAGGCACTATCACCCGGCACAGCTAAAAATGCCTTATAAATACGCTTTGTAAACGTATTATAGGCCACGGGTTTTTCCTTAAATTTTTCACAACGCTGCGTATAACTATGGTAGAGGTCTTCCATCACAACGCATTTATTTCCATTTGAGTCAGTGTCGAAATACTCTGGGGCCGAGCCAGAGTCACTTGGGGCCTCTCCAATTTCGAGAAAATCCGCTATAAAACGGGCGACGGAGTCCATATCGGTCTTGTATTCGGCGAGCGCAGCTTTTACTTCCCTGGAGTCAGTGAATTGATATTCGTTCTCCCTGAGCCTGTGGTACGCGCCGAGGACGAGGTTCAGCACACCGGATAGTTCGTTATCAATGACCCTTTTATCAATCCCCACGTCGATGTTGCCTTTTTCGTGAGAGAACTCGGCTTCAAAGGGGACGATGAGAAGCCTTCGGAAGTATCCATGGTTGGGGTTTGCTCCCTTTGGAAGCTCGTTACAGGTCATCACGAACTTGGCTTTGTTTTCAAACGTGTAGGGGTCTTTAAACTTTCTCGAGGCCGTGACCGAGGCTCCCGTCACCAGTCCCTTGATCAACTCCCAGACATCTTTATCAGAGAAGCTTGGCACTTCCTCAATGATGTTAAACAAAGCCCCGTCGAGTTGCTGTAAGTGAAAGGAGTTCTGGAGATCGCGCACGTTTAAAGCCGTGACCCCGTTTCCTCCAATGGCTCGCCATATATTAAGGAACCTGGACTTCCCGTTCTGACCCTCTCCTGTGAGCACCAGGATCTTATCAGCCCTGGGGTCATCGTTTGATAAACAGTATCCCATGTACTCTAAGAGCACAGATTTTAGCGTCTCCCGGCTCATAGTTACATTGTCGAGCATCTTCTCGAATGTTGGGCACTTGGCATTTTTGTCGTACTCAAAAGGAAGGACGGAGCGAAAACCATACTTGGGGTCATGCTCTGAAAGCTCCATCGTGTCGATGTCAAGCACTCCATTTAAGAGATTGATCTTTCGGTGGGTTGTTTTTTGAAACCACTCAGCCAGTGCTAAGTTGGTGCGCTTTACTTTCCCTCTAAACTCCGAGCACATCGTGTTTTTTGCTGGAGGTACAAATTTTTCTTCAGCGAAGTTATCAATGAACACGTCGTCAAGCTCTTGCCAGTGGGTCTCTTCATATCGGTAATGAACGCGTGATACATTTTTGTAAGGAGTTTCTTTATCGTAGTATTTCCGAAGATCATCATACTGTGGAACGAGTTTGCCGTTTCGGGCGAGCATATGAAAACCAGAGTGAGCCGTTGCGATGAAGTCCTTACCCTTAATAGTAATGGGGCTTGTGACCTTTTTATAAAACTTGCAGGTCTTACACTTATTCCAGAGCTTATTGATATTCTCGCACGTTCTCGGTCCACTTGATTTCAAAGCTTGCTCTGTTTTCTTGTCCGTCTCCCCTGGTGAGTACGAAGGGTGGAACTTTGAATATTCGTGGACAAGCTTACTTCCATCTTTAAGTCTGCCGATAATGGAAAGAACAGCATACCACTCGGTCTCACTCATCTCGGCTTGGTTTGCTTTTGCATGCTTTAGGAACTCGCAGCCACTTTCAACACTCACGTCGTCAGTCTTTATGTACGACATTTCTTTTTCTGATAAATAGTCTTCCTCGTTTACGTCAGGCATCCCGCTGGCCTCGCGCATGTTGAAATCAACGGGAGCTATGTGGGAGTGAAGCATCTGAACCCACACTTCGGGCCGATCCTTTTTCCTATTTATAGAATGGGGAAGCCGAAGCAAGCGGTTCGGTGCAAACACTCCACTATCGGCCTCCCCTGGTAACTCCGCATCCCTTAACGCATCATTAATTCGGGAACAGAGAACTTGGTAATAAACTTTGTTAGTATCAAAATAGGTTTTGTCTTTTATCGGGTTTGCAAGCTGTATTGCGAAATGATAGCCGTGACCTGAAAAGATCTGAAGGATCTTCTCCTTTGGCACCTTGATGGCTTGACTTAGGGCATCGAGATATAACTCATCTTTTTCCACGTCACGCGCCACGCCATTGCCAAGATCTATGTCAAAAAGCAAAAGCTCCTGGTGCCCCCAAGTCTTTTTCTTGCGCTTATCAGCCTCTGGTGACTGGTGCCAGAGAGTACAAAACAAGTTCACACGATCTTTTTCTGGAATGCTCTGGATTTTTTCGTCAAGACTAGATATGAGTTCTTCGACCGTCGGAAACACTAT